CCCGGAGACTTGGGGCTAGATGGGATGCTGCAAGAAAGGTTTGGTTTATTGTTGATGTTGAAGATTTGACACCATTCATGAGATGGATCAAAACAAAAAAGGCCGTTGTTGCGCCTACAGTTTTGAGCGTCCAAGAGGACAGGATTTCATTGGTGGATTTCTTGAACCAATACTACCGTGGTGCAATCTCTTTGACGTTCAAATCGGCAAAGGCTTTTGGGATTCCATATCCATTGGAGTCTGGATGGGCAAAGAAGTACGCCAACAGGACTGCATTGATTTCAAGTCTTAGCCTTGGCAAGACAAAAGGCAAGAAAGTTCCACAGGCAAAGACGGTTAGCCCCAAGATTACCGGGCCAAAAATCGTTACTCAGAGTTGTGGATGTGATGTTCCACCTTGGGAGGACTGCGAACATACAGATGCTTTGGCGCAACAAGAGATGCAAAAAATTCTTTCAATGGCACACCACGATATCTAATTTTGTGTTAGAGTAAAGACTTTCAACGGAGATAGATATGAACAAGATTGAGTTTGGAGACTGCCGAGACACCATGCGGCGTTGGGCAAGCGAAGGCGTAAAGGCTCAAATGTGTGTGACAAGCCCTCCCTACTTTGGTTTGCGCGATTACGGCCATGATGGGCAGATTGGTTTGGAGCACACGCCCGATGAATACATTGCCGCGATGGTTGAAGTGTTCCGGTGCGTAAAGGATGTGCTGGCTGATGATGGTACGTTGTGGGTAAACATTGGTGATAGCTATGCAGCAAATAGGGGCTACCAAGTACCAAGCACGCTACTGAATGGTGACGCAACAAACAAAGCGCAAGCCGCCGCTGGCCAAGGCATGAAAGCAGCAGATTTTGGACTCAAACCAAAAGACCTGATCGGCATCCCTTGGATGTTGGCCCGAGCGTTGCGCGACCCGTACTACACCGGGCCTGTAAAGGATGTATGCGATCAGGTGTGGCTCGCTGCCATGCTTGATGCCGAGGGGTCAATCTGCGGAACTGAGTACCAGACTGGCGACCGCATCAAGACCAACATCTACATCAGCATCACCAACACATCCGTGCCGATCATTGAGAAGTGCGACCGACTTTTTCCGCAAGAGGCCAAGCACATTTACGAAAAAGTAAACGCAAACTCTAGCCGCAAGTGCTTTCGGTGGGATGTTGAGCGCATGGATCAGAAAGCAATGTTCCTTCGAACGATCTACCCGCATCTGGTGGCGAAGCGGAAACAAGCCATTATTGGCTACACGTTCATTGAGATGCAGCGCGGACTGGTCAGCAAAAAGAAGGGTTATTTGCCAGATCAGCAAGAGCAACGGTCATGGCTCATGCAGGCGCTATCACTGCTGAACTCCGGTCAGGATGTGGACATTCCAGACTGGTGCATTGAGCCGCCAAGCCTGTTTGAGCCGGGCTACTATCTGCGCCAAGACATCATCTGGCACAAGCCAAACCCGATGCCAGAGTCAGTGCGCGACCGCTGCACTAAGGCGCATGAGTACATCTTTCTGTTATCGAAGTCGGAGCGATATTTTTACGACCACGAGGCTATCCTTGAAGATGCCAAGTGGGAAAGGTGGGGCGACCAGACAGTGGTCAAGGAGCAGCAAGGCACAGCCAAGTGGATTGGCAACAAGTCGAAGGCCGAACTGCAAGCAATTGGGAAGAAAAATCGCCGCAGCGTCTGGACAGTTGCCACAAAGCCCTACAAGGGTGCTCACTTCGCCACCTTTCCGCCTGCACTGATTGAGCCTTGCATCTTGGCTGGCTCACGCCCCGGAGACATCGTTCTTGATTGCTTTATGGGTAGCGGAACCACCGCCGCCGTGTCCTTGCAACATGGCCGCAAGTATCTTGGATGTGAGTTAAACCATGAATATGGACCACTGCAAGATGAAAGAATTGAGTCAGCAACTCCTGAGCCTGATAAACAAATGAGCCTGATTTAATAAAGCAAGTGCAACAAAATCTTCTGTAAAAGTATAGCTATGCAACACTCTGAGGTATAATCAACCCAACTGGCCTAGTCAGCCAAACCTTCGCCCCGTAGGTCAAACGGGGAAAGCACATGAGGTAATCCCGCCGACAAAGGGTATCCGGCAAAGTTTGTGCAAGTTAAGGTGCTGCCTCTGCCTTAACACTATCATCAACCAATAGCGTTGACACACATTCCAACTGTGCAACAATCACCACATGCCCCATTAACTACGAGTTTGGCGTAGAGCGTCAGGGCTAAAAGTGATGCTACTCCTGAAGACCTCACCGTGGAGGGTCCAAACATACGGTTCTTACCCCGGACGATCAAAAGTTGTCCGGGGTTTTTTTTCAAACAAATCTTCTTGCTCACATCTTACAGCTTGAGATTTAGTAAGCGCGGTAAAGCACTTAGGTCCATATGGCTTACCACCAGACCAGAATACTTCTTTCAGCTCCTTACCGCACTTTACGCACTTCATACCAGACGACTTCCTGAATAACTGTCCCTTTGTTGGGAAGGACGGTCTTGTGCTGCTCTACCATACCCTTGGTAAATAACACTCATGGCATACGCCAATGCATCCTGAATGTCAGAGAACGGGTGATTCTTATGGGGGTCAGGTAACGCCTTATACGTATCAGTCCCGCGAATCTTCTCCCGTGCATACCGCCCACGCATACCTTCAACGAGGATTTCACACTCAGGGTTAACTCGGAGTGCCATCATGTTCAAAGCCCTCTTAACGGTCGATATACGGTCTTCTGGACGGTTGTTTCTTGGATACACACACTTGAATCCCTTCTTCATCAGCATCTTGTGTGTTGTTCCTCCACTTCTGTCCCGTGCATCGGCAGGGTCCAGACAAAAGATGATGTCCTTCTTCTCGATCTGTGGATTGTTGTGCAGCCAGTGCATGAAGATATCTTCAACGAAATCCTCAATCACCATCTCTTCACCACCCATCTCTTTAATGGCGTAGTAACCTGCATCCCCAGGCTGAACAACAACAATCGCAGGGTTCACACCAGAATGGTCAAAGCCAACAAATGTTCTTCCAGATTTAGCTGATAAAGCATTCTTTGTCATGTGCTTGGCATCATCCCATTCTTCATAAACAGGCTTACCTGAATACGATGAACCGTAGTTCCCCATCAGGTCAACAGAGATACGCCGCTGCCCGTTTGGTTGGTGGAGAAGCTGTTTGGCTTGGTCAATCCAGTAATCGTATCCAGCACCTTGGTTTTGTGCGTAGTCTGCCTCTGGATTGGGTTTAAATCCTGTCCACTTACCATCAGGGTCTTCAATTGGCAAAATCGCAGGAGGGTAAGGAAAAAACTTCCATCCATCTGGAATCTTCTTCTTATCCCCCATCTCAGTCTTACACAACCAGTGGTCGGTTGTGGGCGGGTTAAACGGGCAAATGATGATCTTTTGACCCTCATATCCGGAGAATCCTTTAATGACGTTACCTTCACTGTCACGGTCAGGTTGAGGAAAGCGCCCCAAACGAGGGAACACATCGTTGATAATCCATGCGCCAGGGTATGTCTGAATCTCGTCAATGATCGCGCAGGTGGCTTCAAATGAACGCAGCTTGGTTCCTGCTTCATCTTCGTTTGCCACACCCATGAGTACCCACTCGATTAGAACAGTCCTAATCTCCCCGTCTACCTCTCCAACAAATGGGATATCCCGGATGATGATGGGGTAGGTCATCTGAGTGACCTCACGCGACACCTCTCCAAACCAGACCTCAAAGGACTTCAAGAAGGTGCTTCGGAGTTTGGATTGGTCTTGACGGACAACAAGAACACGGGCTTGCCGGGGTGAACCATCAGGGTTAGGAGGGCATACTTCCAAGCAGAATTTAGCTGCTTTCATGATCGCGGAACTGGACTTACCTGTTCCCACGCTTGACCTTAGAAGAAGAACCTTAGCTTCCTTCTCATCAAAAATCTTTTCCGCCATCGAATCGACACGGAACATTCTTTCTTTATTCATAGAAGGCTACCCTGTCTGTCATCTAAAGGTTTTTCATTCTTGGAATTTAGTGCTGCCTCAATCCGTGCATTTGCAATGGCGGAATATTCTTCGGACAACTCGCAGCCAATGAACTGGAAACCATCCAGCATTGCGGCCTTGCCAGTGCTGCCACTGCCCATGAAAGGATCAAGCACCACACCACCGGGCGGGGTGATAAGTCGGCATAGGTAGCGCATCAGGTCGGTTGGCTTGACCGTTGGATGGCTGTTGCGGCGAACGCCCGGTGTTTTGCCAAGCCGTTCATTGAAGTCACCACCAGCTCGGTTATCGCCTACGCTGCTTTGTTGCTCAGGCCATGCCTCCAGCCCCTCATCCCGATCACGCTTTGAACTTTTAGCGCAGTAGAAGAAACGGGCGGCGCTTCCTTTGTCGCCAAATCCTGGCTTGGCATCACCATAATGCTCTTGCTTAAATCCACCGCAATATGCGCCAGTGTGCCCTGATTTACCACCTGAAGAAACGCCGGTTTGCGGAAACAACCCCACCACTTCATCGCTTCCATCGTGGATTAGATTGGCGGGCCAGCGGCCCAATTCCTCTGCCTTGGCTACCGATTGGCGCGACCGTTCAGCATTTGCGGCCACAGC